TAGTGTAACGCTTGTAGCCAACACTGATTTTACAGCACTTGGTGCAGGAGTATCAATTGGATCAACGGGAATAATTGGCATTGAAGGTTGTAGTGCAGTAAAGATATCAACAGACGGTGATATTCATAACAAAGCATTAGGATCAATTTATAATTCTACTGTAGGCGATATTAACTTTGATACAGGTCAACGTTTTCTAATTAAAACAGGAAGTGTAGTAGGTGTTGATGCGGGTGGAAATATTATTTTAAAAGCAAACACAGACATTCAATTAAATGGACCAACACCGCCGTCGCCGTTACCTGCTACTTTACCGCCTGCTCCGGATCCAGTAAATACATTAGATCCTAAACGTGCCTTACAAACATCAAGACAACCAAATCACGAACCTTGGTATCAGCACGAGAATTTAAACCCTCTAGCATATACTCCTGAAAGAACTAGAGCAGGATCACAGGCAGTTAATTCCTTTAATATCCCGACTAGTGATACTTTCTTACCACCAACAAGACAACAACCATCAGGAACAGTTAACTCGACTTACTTCCCACAATACGACGGCACTACCACAGAAGGTGGCTTCCAATCATTTGACGGAAGTCCGAATGTCAACGCTTATAGAGGTACACCTGGAGAACCGTTGCCAGAAAGTCAGCTTGTTGGTGTTATCGACGGATTTACAAAGGCAGAAACAGCAGCGTTTCTTGGAGCAATTGGTAAACGAGAAAGTAACAATGCTTATGATGCAGTTAACTCGATTGGGTTCTCTGGAAAGTATCAATTTGGGGATGGAGCGTTAGAAGACTTAGGATACCTAAAGCCAGGCACTACTGCAAAATATAGTGTAAAAAATGCATTGTTAATTTCAGAAAATTGGACAGGCAAAGATGGTATAACCTCTAGAGATGCATGGCTTGCTAATACAACAGTTCAAGAAAAAGCAATGCTTGACTATACTAACAGAAATTTAAAAACTTTAAAAAGAGTTGGCGGTGTTAGAGAAGGTGATGACAAACTTACTATTTCAGGTATGCTTGCTGGCTCTCACCTACTAGGAGCAGGAGGCATGAAAAAGTGGCGTAATGGCGAAGGTGGTGCTGATGCATACGGAACAACAGGTGACGAGTATTATGCATTAGGAAGAGCTGCATTGCAAAACGTTTCGTCAACAAGTACTACATCTAATAATACCGGAGGAGGTCCTATTTAATGTGTCAAGTAGTTATACCACAAACTAGAGTATTATCGCCGAGAAGATGGGTATCTGATCCAGCAGAATTATCGAGATATAATTCTAGAACCACAGCAGGTGCTATAAACAGCAGTGCAAGTCCTACTGATATACCTTATGGGCATTCTAATGCATACGGAGGCTTGGGAAACAGTGGGGGATTTGTTGCATATGAATCGCCAACAAATCCCCCACCTAAAGATACAATTTTTGGTTCAATAGAATATGCATTAAGCGAAGCAGCAAAACTCGGTTGGGGCGAAAATGGCACTCCGCCAAATCCAAACATTGCCAATTCGTGGCGCATAGCAGCAAATCAAGAAATACCAAATGACGGACGTTCATATCCGTGGTGTGCGTGTTTTGTAACTTACATTTTGAGTAAAGCAGGTACTGAATTTTTGAAAACTGCATCCTCGCAACAGTATGCTTCGTTTGGAAAAGCAGTAAATTGGAGAGGTTACAGTACGCTAAGAAAAAATGATATTGTTGTTTTTACACAAAAAGCAGATCCTAGCAAAGGGCATGTTGGATTTTTAGCAAGTGTTGATCCAAATACAAAAATTTGGAAAATTGCTGGAGGAAATCAAGACGATAACTTTAATGTCACAAACTATAACGAAGTTGGATCAAACCTTTTTGTTAGAGAAGTTAGAAGAAACTGGGATATTCCTCCTGATTTTGACAAACCAGTTACTGGAGAAATCACAACAGCAAAAGATGGCAACACACGATAAATATTACTATGAGTTCGCTAGAAAAGAATCTTTATAAAAATCTTAAAATACAATCTCAACAGGTTGTTAATAAACCTATTGCTAGTAGAGCCTATCGTGGTATTTCAACTGTAAATCCTGACACAAAAGATTTTAAAAGTTATGATCTAGGATTAATCAAACAAGATATAATTAACCATTTTCATATAAGAATAGGTGAAAAACTAGAACGTCCTGATTTTGGTACTATTATCTGGGACGTTCTTTATGAACCATTAACAGATTCATTAAAACAAGCAATTGTTAAAAATGTTACAGACATTGTTCGTTATGATCCACGTGTTACAGTTGATAAAATAAGTGTAGATACCTATGAATCCGGTATTCAAATACAGTGCGAATTAACCTATCTTGATTACAGCATAAGCGAATTTTTACAGTTTAGGTTTGATAGACAAAACAACATACTTTAATCTACGCACTTTATAAATCTCATAAATATAGTATAAAGTAAGGAAAGTGCTAATGTCTTCTACAGATAGACAAAATAGATTATTGCTAGCCGAAGATTGGAAAAAAGTTTATCAATCTTTTAAAAATGCAGATTTTAAATCATATGACTTTGACAATCTACGTCGAACAATGGTTGATTATCTTCGTACTAATTATCCTGAGGATTTTAATGACTATATTGAGTCAAGCGAATATCTTGCGCTGATCGATATGATTGCTTTCCTTGGTCAAAACATTGCTTTCCGTGTGGATTTGAATTCGAGAGAAAACTTTTTAGAATTAGCAGAACGTAGAGAAAGTGTACTAAGATTAGCACGTTTGCTTTCATACAACCCAAGAAGAAATCAACCTGCTAACGGACTGTTAAAAATAGTTTCTGTAAGCACTACAGAAAACATAATTGATAGTAATAATGTTAACATCAGTGGCAGAAGCATTGTTTGGAATGACAGCATTAATCCAGATTGGTTTGAACAGTTTATTAAAATACTAAATGCAGCAATGCCTGTACAAAATACTTTTGGACGTCCGATTAAATTAGACAGTGTAGCAGGTATTCCAACAGAACAATATAGATTTGCTGGAACAGGTACAACAGTGCCTGTGTATGCATTTACAAAATCCATTAACAACACTTCGATGGAATTTGAAGTAGTAAGTGCTGGAGTTGAAAATGGTTCTATTGTTGAAGAGCCGCCGTTGCCGGAAAACCAATTGGCATTTTTATATAGAGATAATGGACAAGGTGCAGGCAGTAATTCAACTGGATTCTTTTTACATTTTAGACAAGGTTCGTTGCAGCGTGGAGAATTTACAATAGATTTTCCAGTTCCGAATCAAAAAATTGATGTTGACATTTCTAATATCAACGATTCAGACGTTTGGCTTTATAAGTTAGATGCAAACGGAAACGAATCCGAGTTGTGGACAAAAGTTGAAGCAGTTGAAGGCAACAACATTGTTTACAACAGTCTTGCTAAAAACATTAAAAATATTTTTAGTGTTTTAACTAGAGTTGATGACAGAGTTAGTTTAGTGTTTTCTGATGGTATTTTTGGTAACTTGCCAAAAGGAACATTCCGTTCTTATTATAGAACAAGTATAAACAGAGACTTTACAATTCTTCCTGCAAGTATTACTAATGTTACACTAAGAATTCCTTATATTAGTAGAATTGGAAGAACAGAAACATTAACAATTATTTGTGAACTAAAAGTTGCAGTTGATAACGGTGCAAGTTCTGAATCGTCAGAGAATATTAAAAATAATGCTCCTGCAACATACTACACACAAAACAGACTTATAACCGGCGAAGATTATAATATTGGTCCACTTGGTGTAAGTCAAGATATTGTTAAAGTAAAATCCGTAAACAGAACTGCTAGTGGAATCAGTAGATATTATGATATATTGGATGCTACTGGAAAATACAGCAAAACCAATATGTTTGGCACCGACGGTGTTCTTTATAGAGAATACCTTGACGAAAAATCAACATTTAAATTTTTAACAAGAACAGATATTGAAAGTGTAATTGAAAATCAAATCACCGACATTCTTGGTGATAAAAATGTTAGAAATTTTTATCTTGCAGAATTTCCAAATCAAGAATATGCTGAACTTAATTTAAAATGGAATTTAACAACTTCCGACACAAACAGATCAACAGGATATATCAAGGATTCTTCGGATATTGTTTATTCTGTAGGTAGTTTTACAGAAGGACCTCTTCGTTTCTTAGAACCAGGTGCTATGGTAAAGTTTATTCCTGAAACTGGCAAGTATTTCTTACCGGATGGTACTACAACTACAAATCCAAACGCTAAAAACTCGTCTAGTTATAAATGGGTTAAAGTTGTAAGTGTATTTGAAAATGGAACAACAGTAACAACATCAGGATTAGGTCCTATTATTTTCAATGACATAATTCCTAACAATTCTAAACTAGTGCAGATAAAACCAAAATTTGTAAGAGATATTGTCGACGATGTTATTGTAGATATGATTGATCAGATTTTTGCTTATAGAACATTTGGTTTAAGATACGATAGAGAAAATCGTCAGTGGGCAGTGATTACTCAAGAAAACTTGAATATTGTTGGAGACTTTAGTTTAGGACTTGCAGGAGATACAACAGGACAACAGCAGGACAGCAGTTGGATTGTTTTATTTGAAACTGACGGATCTACATATACTGTAACTTATAGAACACTTAGATATGTATTTGAAAGTGATGCTGAAATACGTTTCTATTTTGATAGTTCAAAAAAAATATATGATAGCAAAACCGGCACAATTATCAAAGACAAGATTACAGTTTTAAACATTAATAATAATGTAAATTCTGGTACAGGTACAAGTCCGTTAACTAGAGATTTTGACTGGGAAGTTACCAAAGAGTATAGAGACACTGACGGATACGTTGACAGTAAAAAAGTTGAAGTTGCCTTCTTTGACAGTGACGACGACGGCGTTATTGACGATCCGCAAATATTTGATGAAATTGTTAATACAACAACATACATCTTTAATAAGAAAGTGGTAATCAATAATAGCGAATTTTTAGTTTATGTTAACGCAGAAACTGAAAACATAATTACCGTTAACAGTAGAGCAGAAATTAATACCACAGCAGAAAACAATCCTATTTTTTATATAATTTCCACAGACACATTTGAGCAACTAAACAGTGCTTCAAGATCGTTGACTACTCTTTATGATTACAGAGCATATACAGGTCGCGACGTAATTAAATTTCAATATATTCATGCCAGCGACGAAAATAATAGAATAGATCCAAGTAGTACAAACATCATTGATTCTTATATTTTAACAAAACAGTATGATATTAGTTTTAGACAATACCTTGACGGAACTGTAACCTCAGTTCCGTTGCCGTTGAGCAGCGATCAACTATTTAGAAGTTATGGCGAAAAGATAAATGCTATCAAATCTATCAGTGATGAAATTATCTATCACCCAGTAAAATATAAAATTCTTTTTGGTAGCAAAAGTGAGACATCATTGCAAGCAGTTTTTAAAATTGTAAAAAATACAGAAAGAGTTGTAAACGACAATGACCTAAAGTCCAGAGTTATTACAGCAATTAATCAATTCTTTAACTTAGACAATTGGGAGTTCGGCGAAACATTTTATTGGAGCGAAATGTCTGCTTATATTATGAAAGAGTTATCACCTGATCTAAGTTCAATAATTATTGTTCCTCGAGCATCAACCAGTGCATTTGGAAGTCTTTATGAAGTTAAATCCGAAGCAGATGAAATTTTTATAAGCAGTGCAACAGTTGACGACGTTGAAGTTATATCTGCTATTACAGCAGACAGAATTAGATCCTCTGGTGCAATTGTAACATCGTCTAACGTAACTAATACTGGAATACAAAGTGGTACAGATACCACATCTACTACTGGAGGCTTCATTTACTAATGGCATACGATAAAGAACAAGAAGATTTTCCCTTACCAGCAGGAAATAACAATTCTATAACTTCGGCAACATTTTTGCCGAAGTACTTTAGAACTGATACAAATAGAAAGTTCTTAGGTAGCACTGTTGATCAAATGATCCAACCGGGTGTGGTAGAAAAAATCAACTCGTTTGTTGGTAGACGTTACTCAGTTGCAGCAACTACAAATGACAGTTATCTTCCTGACTTTACAGTAGATAGAGAAAATTATCAGTTTGAACCGGTTTCTTTATACAAAGACGAACTAGGCAATGTTGAGTTTTATAAAGATTACAATGATTATATTGGACAAATTAAAAACTTTAAAGGTTCAGCGAGCAATCACAGTATTTTAAACAGTCAAGAATTCTATTCTTGGGATCCACACATAGACTGGGACAAGTTTACTAATTTTAGAGAATACTATTGGCTACCTATAGGTCCAGTACCTGTGGATGTTGTAGGACAAACCAGAGAAGTTGTAAGCACATATTCTGTTTCGTTAATTGAAGATGCAGACAATTTTGCATATGTATTTTCCACAGATGAATTTCCAAGTGCTCCAGTGCTAAGAAATCCCACAGTTAAACTTTACAAAGGACAAACTTATAGATTTGAAATTAACACACTAGGTCATCCGTTCTCTATTGCAATACTAAGAACTTTCCTGGATAATGATCCTACAGTTGGAACTGACTTTGTAAATCAAAGTACACTTTATAAAAAAGGTGTAGTTGTTTACACTAGAGATGTATTTGGTAATCTTATAGAAACCACAGACGAGTATATCGAAACTGGTGTAATAGAATTTACTGTACCTGATGATGCACCAGAAGCATTGTATTACATAAGCAAAAACGATGTCAACGTTAGCGGTATTTTTTCAGTAAACAACATTGTTGAAAATTCATTCATTGACGTTGAAAAAGAAATTGTTGGTAAAAAAACTTACAAAACAAGTAGTGGCGTTGAACTAAGCAACGGTATGAAATTATCTTTCAAAGGATTGGTTACTCCGGCAACTTATTCTGAAGGTTATTTCTATGTCGAAGGTGTGGGTAATTCTATTCAACTTGTTGCAGAACAAGATCTCGAAGTACCTGCAATTTTTACTACACTGTTTGAAATTCCATTTGACGGTGAAAACTTTGGATTTGACCAATATCCTTACGAAGATGCAACATCGTTTCCTGGCACCAAGGACTATATTGTAATTAACAGAGTCAGTGCCGATCGAAATCCATGGGCTCGTTACAATCGTTGGTTCCATAGATCTTTAATTGAAGCATCATTTGCTGCAAATAATCTTCCGGTTGTAATTGACGAAGATGCTAGAGCAAAACGTCCTATTATAGAATTTGAAGCAGGATTGAAACTTTTCAATCACGGCACAAAAGCAAAGAAAAATGTAAATCTAATTGACACTTATACAACAGATGTATTTTCCACAGTTGAAGGATCGCTTGGGTATAACGTTGATCAAGTTGATTTAGTTGACGGCATGCGTGTTATTTTTGCTGCTGATACCGACATCTTGGTTAATGGAAAAATTTACGAAGTACGATTTATTACACACAACGGTCGTAGACAAATTTCGCTAGTAGAAACTGAAGATTCTGCACCAGCAACAGATGATGCAGTTTTAATTCTTGATGGTATTGACTATAAAGGAAAAATGTTCTGGTACAACGGAACACAGTGGAAACAGTCACAAGAAAAAACCAGTGTAAACCAAGCACCAACGTTTGATTTATTTGACAAAGACGAAAATAGTTTTAATGATAACTTGGTTTATCCTGCTAATAACTTTAGAGGAAATAAAGTATTTTCTTATAAAGTTGGCACAGGTACAGCAGATTCTGAATTAGGGTTTTCTCTAACCTATAGAAATATTACCAATGTAGGCGACATTGTTTTTGAATTTAATCTTTTAAGTGAATCAGTAGAATATCAGATTGAACCTTCGGGCGCAGCAAATATCTTTACAGACGTAGGATATTTAAAAAAGTATAATTCAGCAGGCACAGACTTTGTATATGTAAACGGTTGGAAAAAGGCAATTGCAAACAGCAAACAGGCTGTGGTTAGACAGTACAACGTTTCGAGTCAAGTTAATAATTTCCGAGTTGACGTTTATAATAACAGCGGAAGTTTGACTGACTTGTTTGTAAAAGTCTTTATCAACGGAACAAGAAAAGAACTAAACAAAGATTTTACAATACAAAACATCAATGGATTTGCAACAGTTGTTTTAACTGTAAACGCAACAGTAGATGATATTGTTTTATTAAAGTGTTATAGTGCGGCTCCTAAAAATTCAAAAGGATTTTACGAAGTTCCTATAAACTTTGAAAAGAATCCATTGAATGAAAATATAACAACATTTACTTTAGGTGAAGTAAACGATCACGTTGAAAGTATTATTGAAGAAGTTGCGGAATACACTGGATCGTTTCCTGGAATCTCCAATCTAAGAGACTTAGGAAACGTAACAGCATACGGACAAAAGTTTGTACAACACAGTGGTCCTGTTAATCTCTCGTTGTACCACATGACTGATAAAAATTCTAATATTATAAAAAGTATTAGATATGCTCGTAAAGAGTATGCAAAATTTAAAAGAAAGTTTTTATACGAAGCAGAAAAGACAGGATTTCATGGACCTGTAAAAGATCATGTTGACTTAATTTTAAGCACTATCAAAAAAGATTTTATATCTTCTAGACCATTTTATTTTGGAGACATGATTGGATTTGGTGCAGCAAGAAAAACAATTCATACTATCGAATACAACGGTCCTGCATATTTTGCACTATCACAAAATTTCAATCTAACTTCTCTTTCAACAAAAGCAGTAAATGTTTACTTGAACAGTGAACAGTTGTTGCATGAAAGAGATTACACATTCACTGATAGTTTTGTTTATGTAACACTTGATTTACAAGACGGTGACTTAATCGAAGTTTATGAATACGAATCAACCAACGGGTTGCATATTCCTCCTACGCCAACAAAAATAGGATTGTATCCTAAGTATCATCCTGTTATCATTGAAGATAATACTTATGCAACTCCAAGACGAATGATACAGGGTCACGATGGCAGTCTTACTCTAGCATTTGATGATTATAGAGACGAACTTATTCTTGAACTTGAATATAGAATCTTTAATAATATTAAAACACAGTACAATACTGATTTAGTAGATATCAACGACTTTGTTCCTAGTATTAGTAGATCAACAGGATTTTCTATCACAGATATAAATCGTGCAATGACAGCAGATTTTTCTCAATGGCTTGACATCGCTGGAAATCCAAACTTTGCAGAACACAACTTTTGGAACAACGAGAATTCGTTTACTTTTAACTATTCTAGAACCACAGACAAAGACAGCAACCCGTTAACTGGTTACTGGAGAAGTATCTACAAGTTCTATTATGACACAGATAGACCGCACACCAATCCGTGGGAAATGATTGGTTTTACAATTAAACCAACTTGGTGGGAATCAGTGTACGGCGCTGCACCGTACACCAAGGACAATCTTGTTCTCTGGAGAGACCTGTCACAGGGTATTGTTAGAGAGCCCGGTAAAGCAGTTATTAGAAATAAAAAATACCAAAGACTGGATCTATTAACTTATATTCCAGTAGACGAGTACGGTCGTTTACTAAGCCCATTAGAAAGCAACATTGCAAAGAACTTTATTCTAACAGAATCAAAGAACGTCTTTACATTTGGAGATCAAGCACCAGTTGAAACAGCATGGAGACGTAGCAGCGAATATCCGTTTAGTTTATTAACTGCATGGATACTGCTACAACCATCAAAGATAATTGGACTTGGTTACGATTATAGCAGAACAGAACGTGACCTTGCAGGTAACATTATCTACAAAGATACACAAAAGAGAATTGCACTTTCTGATTTAGTATTTCCTGCTATATCGTTAAACGACACGTTAAATCTAACATCTGGACTAGTTAATTATGTTAGTAACTATATGGCAAGTAGAGTTGCTATTAGATACACAGACTATAAAGAACAATTAACCAATCTAACAAATCAACTGGCAATTAAACTAGGCGGATTCACAGACAAGTCAAAACTAAAACTAGTTCTAGACAGTAGAAGTCCGCTTAACAAAAGCAGCGTATTTGTGCCGGACGAAAACTATCAGGTTATACTTAATACCAGCAGTCCTTTAGAAACTGCGGTACTAAGTGGTATTATTATTGAAAAAACTGAATCAGGATATGTAATTTCTGGATACGACAAAGAAGATCCGGTCTTTAATTATTATACTCCAAAAGACAGAACTGTAGATCCGTCTATAACAGTTGGTGGAATTAGTGAAAAGTTTGTTGAATGGGATTCTGGAAAAGATTATGTTTCTGGATTAGTAGTTCTTTACAACGCTTTTTATTACAGAACTAAAATTACACACACCAGCACTGATGAGTTTGATTCAACAAAGTTTGTTAAACTTGCCGAGTTGCCAATTGTTGGCGGATTAACTGCTATACTAAGACGAGACTTTGAAACAGAAGTATCGCAACTTGTATACGGTTCGTTGTTGGAATCTGTGCAAGATGTAGTTGACTTTATGCTTGGATACGAAAAGTATCTAACCGACAGTGGTTTTAAATTTGAATTTTATAATACTGAAACTGAAGCAGTAGAAGATATGAAACTTTGTGTTAAAGAATTTATGTTCTGGGTAACACAAAATTGGGACAATAGTACAGTGCTTGTAGTAAGTCCTGTTGCTAACAAAGTAGTATTTGAAAAGCAGTATTTTGTAGTAGATGATATATATGATTCATTCTACGAATATAGTATCTTAGCAGGCGACGGATCTAAAATAAGTAAAGATTTCTCAAACATTTTTAGAGACAACTCAAATACCTTTGGTGTTAAGCCTATTAACATTGACGACGGAATTTATCTAGTTAAGTTACCACTTGTTCAAAAAGAACATGTTATTTTAATTGACAATGAAACTGTGTTTAATGACGTTATCTACGATAAGATTCCTGGTTATAGACAAGAGCGTATCAAGGTTGTTGGTTACAGAACCGATAACTGGAACGGCGGATTAAACATTCCTGGATTTATCTACGACAACGCCAAAGTAAAAAATTGGTCAACTTACACTGACTATGCAATCGGCGATGTAGTTAAGTACAAAGAATTCTTCTACAGTTCAAACATCAAACACACTAGCGACGAATTTTTCAATGCCAATCGTTGGAACAGACTAGATGAACGTCCTGAACCTCGTATGCTTCCAAACTGGGATTACAAAGCAGCACAGATTTCTGATTTCTACGATCTTGAAACAGACAACTTTGATACTGAACAGGAACGACTTGCACAACACTTAATTGGTTACCAGAAGAGAGAATATCTTGCAAACATTATCACAGATAGTGTAAGCCAGTACAAGTTTTATCAAGGATTTATTCAAGACAAGGGTACTAAAAATTCATTAACAAAACTGTTCGATGCATTGAGCAGTGCAAACACCGATAGTCTTGAATTCTACGAAGAGTGGGCAATTCGTCTAGGACAGTACGGTGCAATTGATAACCTTGTGGAAGTTGAATATCTATTAGACGAAAGCAAGTATAGACTTGAGCCACAGATTATTGAGTTGGTTAATAATATTTCTCCAACTAGAACAGACTTGGTTTACGAAATTGCTCCATTCCAGGCATATCAGAAGCCTGAAGATTATACTCATAAACCCTTTACTATTTTAAATGATATCAAAACATATACAACCGACAACGGCTATGTTAGAGACCAAGAAATCTCGGAGATTGTCAACGACTATGACGGCATTCTTCAACTAGATATTGAACAGTATCAAGCAGGTGATTTCTTCTGGATTACAAATTACGATCAAGATTGGACAGTATTACGTATGGCAAGAACACCATACAACATTGTTGGTTTCCAAAACGAGATTCCTTTTGGTTTTAATCGTGACGACAACGGAGTTGTTGTTGAAGGCATAACTTTAACCATCGATCCAACACCAGACTTTATCGAAGGTGAAATCATTGGCATCAGTACAGCAGATACTGATCTAAAAGGTTTTTATAAACTACACAAACGAGTAGCCGATAAGATTTACTTGTTAACTGATAAAACTTTTGCATCAGATTACGAATCTCCAGACAGTACAGAAGTTGCAATTGCAAGATTTGTTGAAAGAAGATTTGCAGATGCAAACTCAGTTAATCAAAGTATTGAACAGTTAAGAAATGACATCAGTGACAAAATCTGGATTGACAACAAAGGTGACGGTAACTGGGGTGTATATACAAATAAAAACATATTTGCAGTACAAGATGAGATACTAAACCCAACCGAAGAAGGCGACGGGTTCTCTCATAGTTTTGATGCAAACGCATCAAATACTGTAATTGCAATATCAAGTTCATCTCCTAGACTAGACAGAGATGGCATTTTAAGAATCTATACTAGAAACATTGAATCCTTTACTACAAGTTTTTATCAAGCAGTAGAACCAACTGACGTTTATACTGGCGTTGGTGGATACGGATTCAGTGTTAGTGTAAGCCCCGATGGAAAATATATTGCAGTTGGTGCACCTTATGCAAGTAATGTTCAAACTAGATTTAGAGGAGACATTACTGTTGGCGAGAACTATGATCAGGGTGACATTGTAAGAAATAGAGGAACTCTTTGGAAAGCAAAAGTTGACGTGTTGGACTGGAATGCAGACAGCACAATTACCGATGACAATCAAGATTGGGAATCTGCATATTTTATTGAAGCAACAACTAGCGTACTTGCTACTGCGTCGACTTATACTTCACAGGGTGTAGTGTACTTGTACGAAAGAGATACTTCTGGTACATACAACTTGTCTCACACAATTTGTAGTCCTAACCCTTCTACAAACGAAAGATTTGGCTACCGAGTTATTCTAAAGAATACACTTGATGGCAATGCCAAATTGTTTGTAGGTGCTCCTGGTGAAGAAAATGTAAGCAAAGGAAGAATTTATTTTATTGATAATTTATCCGGAGAATGGACATACACAGTTGATAGAAACTACAAAGGATTGTATGAAACTACAGTAAATTATTATAGAAATAACATTGTATTCTATAACGGAACATTAAGAACAATAATTTCTGATCTTATAGCACCGACTACTGAAGTTGATTTATTAGAAAGATCTGTGACTGTAAGCGACAACAATGTAGAATATACAGGATTTATTCCACGCTCAGACATCATCGATGGGGATCAAGACAGTGACTTTAATGATGCTGGTCTTGGCATAAAAAACATTGGTGAAAAGTTTGATGTTAACGCTCACGGTGATGTTTTGGTATTAGCAGCAAAAGGACAGTATGGTGTAATTGCCGAAGACTTAACTGCGATAACAGAGCGTGTTTCGATATACAGAAAGCCACTTGATAGATGGCAATTTGCCCAATCCATTGATACAGAAGATAGCAAAGAAGATTTTGCTCATGTAATTTCAATCAACGACGCTGGTACAAAAATTGCTATAGGTGCACCAACAAACGATGTCAACGGCATTGACAAAGGTTGCGTTTATGTCTATGCACAATCAACAGTTAATAATATTTCAACATTCCAAATTCAACAAACACTGTCTAGTCCGTTTGATGAAAAGAATGAAGCATTTGGAAATGGTGTTGACTTTAATTCAAACAAGTTAGCAATCTCTAGCAAGAATAGTGATAGAAGAATTATAACTACTTTTGACACTTATTCTGAAATTTTACCTCCTACAGTTGTTGGGGTCGATGAACTTGGAAACAACATTGTTTCAAGATATGTATTAGATTCTAATTCAACAGAGTTGACAAACAAAACTACATTTGATTCTGGAACAACTACTTTTATGACACTGGAAAAAGACGTAGGAAGAATAGGCGTATTCCAAGAAATTGGCGACTACTATATCTACGGCGAAGATCTACAGTATAACAGAAATACAAAATATAATAACATCAGTAACTTTAAGTTAAATGACAATCACATTTATATTGGTTTACCAAAATTAAATCCGTCTACTACACTTGACAATGACTTGGTAGGAAATTATAATCTAACAGAAGATTCGTCATTGGGTGTATTTGCAGATCTAAGAGCGCCTAAAAATACAAACAGTTGGGAACTACTAACAGCACAGTCTGAAAAAACTGATCTATCAAAAATACAACGTGTATTCTTGTACTCAGCAGACTTAAATGATATACTAACCAGCGTTGATCTAATTGATCCACGTCAGGGTAAAATTGCTGGCCCAGCAGAACAAGAAATTACATGGAAAACATTTTACGATCCAGCAATCTATTCGAACAACGAAGAAAACAATCCGTCGGTTGTAGTTGACAGTTCGAGTAACTGGGCTGAAGAAAATGTAGGAAAATTATGGTGGGATCTAAGTACCGCAAGTTGGTACAATTCTTATCAAGGTGATAGTCAATATAGAATTAGCACTTGGAACAAATTAATTCCTGGTGCAAGTATCGATGTTTACGAATGGGTAGGTACAAAATATACACCTAGCGAATGGAACAGCAGAGCAGATTCCAATCGAGGATTTGCCGAAGGCATCAGTGGAACCACCAAGTACGACAACACAGTTTATAGTACTAAAAAAATATACGATCCAGTTGCTGGCAGTTTTAGAACAAAGTATTACTATTGGGTTAAGAGCAAGCGTATTGTTCCGACAAATATCCTAAGAAGCATTTCTGCATTTGATGTTGAACAGTTGATTGCAGACCCAGCAGGGCAGGGTTATAGATTTGCCGCAATCATCGGCGAGGACAGTTTTGCACTTTATAATCTAAAGAACTTTGTTGAAGGTACAAATACTGTACTTCACTTTACATTCTTAAAAGATGCAGAATTACAAACCAACATTCACAGCGAATACCAACTTCTCACCGAAGGTCTTGGTACAAGTAAGATTAATTCAGAAATTGAACAAAAGTGGTTCGACAGTTTAATTGGTTACGATATAAACAATAAAACAGTACCGGATCCATTGCTTTCAGCAAAACAAAAGTATGGCATTTTTAATAGACCAAGACAGAGCATGTTTATAAACAGACTTGAAGCAGTCAAGCAGTTTGTTGAAAGAGTCAACAGTGTATTAATTCAGTATCAAATTGTTGATAACTTTGATATATCAAACTTGTTAGCAGTTGACGAAAAGCCAAGTATCAATACTGGAAAGTACGACATTGTTGTAGACACAGTATTGGAACTTGATTCTGTTGGCGTGGCCAAAGTTCAACAAGCAGTTTTAACACCGATTATAGTAAATGGAAAAATCACAGGCGCTACTATCGTTGATCCAGGCCGAGGCTATCGTGTAGCACCTAACATTGAGATTGATGATAACAGCGGTACAGGAGCAATTCTCAAAGCAACAATCAACAATCTAGGTCAAATTACCAGTGTATTTGTAAGATCAAGTGGCAATAACTACACCGGTAGTACTAGACTTACAGTTCGTAAATTCAGTGCTTTAGTAAACGTAGACAGTGAAATTGGCGGACGTTGGGCAATTTATGTTTGGGATAAGTTAACCAAGACTTGGAGCAGATCTGACAACCAAGCATTTGACACCACAAGATATTGGGATTATGTTGACTGGTATGCAGATGGATATAATTCTTTAACAGCAGTTGACCACGTTGTTGATCAAAGTTATGAACTGTTTGGAACAGAAGCAGACATTGGTGAAATTGTAAAAATTAACACTATCGGAACAGGCGGCTGGCTACTACTTGAAAAAATAGATAATATTCCGACTGAAGACTACACTGTTAACTATAAAACCATTGGTAGACAAAACGGAACAATACAATTAAGTACAAGATTGTATGATTATGCTACAAAGACAAGTGGATACGATGCTAACGTATTTGACATTACGTTCTATGACAGAGAACCTGTATTTGAGTTAAGAAATATATTAACAGCACTACGTGATGACATCTTTATAGGCGAACTTGAAACAGAATACAATAGATTATTCTTTGCAGGACTACGTTATGCATTTGCAGAACAACCAAACATTGATTGGGCATTTAAAACTAGTTTTGTAAGAGCAAAGCATAACCTCGGCAGTCTAGCACAAAAAGTTACATTCCAAAATGACAATCTTGAAAACTATGAAGATTACGTCAACGAAGTTAAACCATATCATACTAAAGTAAGAGAGTATATTAGTTCTTACGATCGTATGGAACCTACACGTTCATTGACCACTGACTTTGATTTGCCTCCTAGTTATAACGATGTAACAAAAGAGATCGAAACAAGTTATGCTAAGTTACGCAACGGCGAAGTTGTAGATTTACTTCCAAAGTATGTCGACTATCCATTTAAGAGTTGGTTAGACAACAATGGCTACGATATTGTAAGAATTGAAGTAACTGAACCTGGCAGTGGCTACAAAGAAACACCTGTGGTTGAAATTATAAACAGCAACGGTACAACAGCCAAAGCATACCTAAGCAAAGGGTCAGTGTCAACAATTGAAATTACAAATACTGGAGACAAGTATTACGTATCTCCAGAAATTGTAATCAATGGATCGCTTGAGGAAAACGGTACACCTGCTAAAGCAGTTGCTATTTTAGGAAATAGCAAAGTTCGTTCTACACATATGGTAATTAAGTTTGACAGAGTTACTGGCTCGTATCTGTACACCGATTTATCAGAAATTGAAACATTTACTGGAACAGGTGCAAAAGAAAAGTTTGTGCTAAAATGGCCGATGGACCTAAGAACCAACAAGTATTCAGTTTACGTAAACGGAATATTACAACTAAGCAGTAAGTATACTGTTGGCAATGACAAAGACACTACAAAGACCTATAATAGATTAATAGGTTATGTAGAATTTGTTGATGCTCCTGCAATAGGTGCAACTGTTGAAATTAGATACGAAAAGTCTGTAGCAATGTTAACTGCCGCAGACAGAATCAATTTCTTTTATAACCCAACAACCGGTATGGCAGGTAAAGATCTAGCACAGTTGATGGACGGTATTGAATACAGTGGTGTTAAAATTGACACCTACGGATTTGGTACTGAACAGGGCTTTGATTCTGCAGGATTTGCTTCTTTGCCATGGGATACATTTGACAATCAATACGAAGACGAGATTTTTGTATTAGACGGAAGCACAAATACGTTTGAACTTTCTCAACCACTTGAGAATGATGTTGAGTATAATCTATATCTAAACGGTGTAAGACTTGACGATCCAAACTTTGAAACAAGCGGTGTTGTTACAAATCCCAATGCAGTAATGCAAACTATTGTAGGCGATGGTATTACAACCACAGTAATAATAAACGAAGAAGCGATTACTACAATAGCCAATGATGTGATTATTATTAGAAAAGTTACCAGCGATGGTAGTTATCAACCATCTGACAATAGTTTTGACACATCGTTGATCGGCGGTAACTTTGCTGGAACAACAGCAACTGGTATTGCAGCAGAAGATATTGTAATCGACGGTGACGGCTTTGTTACTGCTACAACCAGTAAAGGTCCTGAAGAATTAGTACCTGGACAAATGTATGACACACTAGACATTCGTGTTTATCATAGAACTTCTGACGGTACTGGAATTATAGGTGTGGCAAGTTATAATATTGATGGATCAACATATACATTTGACTTGCCGTCGATACCGCAGTCCGAGGATGCTGTTATTGTTAAGATAGACAATCAATTCTTAATGCCAACACAGTATGTTATAGATTATGCAAATCATACTTTAACTTTTGAAGACAGTACTCAGTTAGTAGGGTCAGCACTGTCGATTATGACCATCGGCACAAATGGTGCTAACTTATTAGATACTGATTATTTTGTATCTGATGGATCAACCACACAGTTGCTTACCGGCATTACTTGGACTGATGAACTATCGTCCTTTGTAACCATTAATGGCAAAGTCATGATTTTAGGTTCTGATTATAGTTTAGTAAAATCAACCACTGCTGATGGCGCTGCAAATAGAATAAAGATTGTATTTGATTCATCAGTTTTAACCGAAGGTGCATTTGTACAATACAGTTTATATAATAGCACAGTAAAGTCCTACAGTCAAGTTTCTATAGACAAAACATTTGCTTCGGACGGAGTTGAAAATTATCACGTATTAGAATCTGAGCCATTTAACTATGATCCGATATCTCATAATATTGTTGTAAAAATCAACAATAGAATTTTACAGCCCGGATACAGTATCTCCTATACTACTACAAGCAATAGAGTATATGATATAGAAGCATGGCAATTTGATGACACAACTGCAATTGATAGTGCAGATGTATTGGTCTTTGCGGATCGTGTTCAACTAACAGAAGAACAATTCACATACGATCCAGTAAACGGAAGAATTGTCCTTCTAAGAAATGATATTGCAACAGCAGGAAGTAGACTTGATATCTACATTGTTAAAAATGCTGCTTATTATTTCTTGGATACAAATATTGTATTCTCAAGCAACGTTTCGACGCTGATTAGTGTGGGTGATACAGTTGAATTGACATCGGTGTTTACTGGAGATACGTATACAGCAGTAGCAATTGCTGTTCAAGCAACTGAAGTTACATTTGCATCAAAGCAGCCGGAAATCAAAGATGCTTATATAGTAGATAACGAGTTTGTAGTTTCAGTAGGAAGCAGTAGTATTACAACACAAATTGAAACAGTTGAATATGTACTAAGTAAAAATCTAACATTTGTAATTCCGCCTAGTTCTGGAGAAACAGTTGAAATATATCAATTCAGCAATCACGATATAAACAATTTTGAAAGAATTACATATACCGTTGTGCCAGATGCAGTTATACCAATTGACTCTCCTGACTATATAAAGCGTAATTTGATAAGCAGTGGTTATATACCTTTAAGAGGAAATATTTCTAGTGCAAATTATGCTTGGGTAGCAGTAAACGAAGTATTGTTAACTCCTAACGTTGATTATGCTCTAGTAGAATCTAAAAATGCAATACAACTGGTTAATAGCCTTTCAGCAAACGATGTAGTTGATGTAATACAATTTGGTAACACACCAATTACACAAAGATTTGGTTATAGAATTTTCAAAGATATGCTAAACAGAACACACTACAAGAGACTTAATCAAAAAAACAGTTATGTTCTTGCATCGCCGTTAAATTGGTATGATGTTAGAATATTACTAGATGACGTTACAGGAATGTTTGTTCCAAACAGAGCACAAAATATTCCAGGTGTTGTCTTTGTTGAAGGCGAAAGAATTGAATACTTTGAAATCAACGGAAATGCTCTTCTACAGTTACGTAGAGGTACACTAGGAACTGGTGTAAAAGACATTTATGCAACAGGGACAATAGCACAAGGTCAAGGACCCAACGAGACAGTTAACTATAATGACAACTTCTTGATTCAAACTATCAGAACCAACGACAGCACAACAACAACTGAATATTCTCTAAACTTTGTTCCACAAAGTGTAAATGAAATTGAGGTGTTTGTTGCTGGTAGAAGACTAAGAAAAACAACGTTGTCTGTGTATAATGCAGCATTAAACTTAGACAGTAACGAAGCAGATGTAGTATTGCCGGCAGAATACACTGTTAACAACGGTAATCTTATACTTGCAATTGCTCCTCCTAATGATGTTGATATTAGAATAGTTAGAAAACTAGGAAGAACTTGGGTTGATTCTGGGGAGTCTTTGACAACGTCTGAGAACAGCATCGCAAGATTCTTGCGTGAAGCAACAATACAGTTACCTAAATAAATACAGTATAGGTGGTAAGAATGACAAATTTAAAAGATTTTAATGGAATACATGTTGAAGGTCATATTAAGATTTTTGATCCAATATCTGGTGAAACTTTCATTAATAAGAGAAATGCAATACATTACGAAAATATGAGTATTGCTCTAGCAGAGAGTTTATCAAATGCAGGGCAAGGATTTATATATGAAATGAGTTTTGGAAACGGTGGAACAAACGTCGATCCAACTGGTATTATTACATACCTAACTCCTAACACAACTGGCACAAATGCAAGTCTGTATAATCAAACATATAACAAAGTAGTTGATGATAGAAGTGTTAACAACATTGATCCGTCTAGAAACAAAACAGAAATACGTCACGTATCTGGTACAAACTATACTGATATTCTTGTTAGTTGTTTGCTAGATTATGGCGAACCAGATGGCCAAGATGCGTTTGATACTGCGGCAGATACCAATGGTTTATATGTTTTTGACGAATTAGGTTTACGTAGTTATAGTAGTTCGGGATCAGGAAGATTACTAACTCATGTTATTTTCCACCCTGTACAAAAAAGTTTGAATAGACTTATACAGATTGACTACACTGTAAGAGTACAAAGCCTTAGCGGATTTAACGAGGTATAATAATGGCCGAATATCAAGTAGATTTTACTGACAGTGTAAACAAGGGTAGTATAATAGTAGACGACGGAACTACTAATTCAACCGATACTAGTTTAGTATTTCCTGGAAGAAACTTTGCTAACTATGGCAAAATAGTTAACGAAAACTTTTTACATTTGTTAGAAAATTTTGCTAACAATACTGCTCCTGTAAATCCTATCGAAGGACAACTTTGGTACGACAATACCGATGGAATTGATCAGTTAAAAATTTACGATGGCACTCAATGGGTTAGTGCCGGCGGCCTTAAAAAAGCAAACTCCGAACCCGAAGCATCTAGTAGTATTCTAGGCGATCTTTGGGTTGATACTGCTAACAAACAACTTTACATTTACTCGGGCTCTGGGTGGATATTAGTTGGACCGGATTATTCAGAAGGCGCATCAACCGGTGCAAAATTTGTCAATGTAGTTTCAACTACTAATGTTGAAAATCCAGTGATTATTAACTATGTAAACAATATTCCAGTTTCTATTATTAGCAATACTGAGTTTACACCTAAATTAACTATAAGCGGATTTGGCATAATAAGAATTGGTGTTAATTTAAGATCAAATGCAAAGTATTATGGTACAGCCGAAAAAGCCGAAACACTTTTAGTAAGTGGAACACCAACTGAAGGTGCGCTGTTTGCAAGATTAAATGCCAGTAACGTGTTTGACAGATCTATACGTATCAACAACAATGGCGGACTAATAATTGGCGAAAACCAAACACTTGCATTATCAATTGCCGGAAGTGTAGCAGAAATTAGAAATATTGCAAACGACGGCAGTATTGATTTTAAAGTCAACAGCAGCGGAACATCTCTAACTGCTATGAGAATTTTTAACAATACAAAAATTACCATTGGTAGTAATAAAATACCTACTGAGGCATTAGATGTAGTTGGAAATATTAAAACCAGTGGAACAGTAACAATATTAAATTCAGATGCAATTGCAACAGCCTTATCCGTATCAGGCAGTGCAACAGTAAGCGAAAACTTGTCTGTTACTGGAACAATTACTGTAGGCGGCGACTTAACAACAGATGACATTTTGCCTTCGGTAACTGGAATAAAAAACATAGGTACCAATGCATTAAAATACAACAACATCTATGCTAACAGCGTTTACGGTTCGTTTGTAGGAAACGTTACTGGTAATCTAACTGGAACTGCTACAACTGCGGGCAAATTAAGTAGCCCAACTACATTTCAAATGTCTGGGGACGTAATTGCATCATCGTTTACTTTTGACGGGCAAGTTGGCGGAAGTACAAAAACATTCACAACAACACTGAACTCAACATTTTTAACAGATAAAACTCAAGTTACTACAGTTGAAACAACTGACGAAATTTTAATTAACAGACCAGGAACAGGTCTGCGAAAAATAGAACAAGAAGATTTAGTTAGTAAAATTCCTAATACTGCTCAAGGTCCGATAATGCCAATTGGTACAATTTTACCATACGGTGGAACAGTAGCACCTCCAGGGTTCTTTATATGTGATGGTACAGAAAGACCGATATCAAC